GGGGTAACCGAAGTGCTTAGCGCGGTGTTAGGGCCGCTAATCACAGGGATAGTCATAGAGATAGACGGGCGGAAACCTACGGGAAGAGTAGCCAAAACGGTTCCGTTTGTCGCCGTACCCCCGGTGATCTGGAGTTCCAGCTGTACATTATCCATAATCAACCGGACTGCCGCCCTCCTAGTCCCTGCTATAGTCCATCCATTCTGCAAGGTTAAGTTCGTAAAGGTTTGTGCGGCCAGGCCGGTGCCTCCGTTTGCTACGGGCGTAATGGTTGAGGCAGATGTAACAAGCCCCTTGGCGTTAACCGTAACCGAGCCGTATGTCCCCGCCCCAACACCTGACGCGGCAAGGGTAATTGCCGCCGTTGCGTTGGCTGTACCGTCGAAGTTAACGGACCACGTTGCGTCCCCCGTGGTCGATATGCTGCGGGACGCGGCTAGAGCAGTTGCTGCCGCAGCGAGCCCGGTAACGTTTCCGGTACCGCCCTGCGCGATACTCAGCGCTGTAGTCAACCCTGTAAGGCTCGTGATGTCGCTGTTAGCGCCGGAGCTGGCTGCCGCCAATGCCGTGCGACCTGCGGCAGCGTTTGCAATACCCCCGAGCGTTCTACCTAGTGCTGAAAGGTCGTAGGTCGCGAGAGTGTTCGCGCCAGCGGCATACAGCCCCTTGTTCGCTGATAGGGTCAAACTGGCGAGCGAAGCGACGTTCGGCGAAACAAGCGCCGCCGCGTCCTCCTCCATCTGCGCCCACGTCTTGCGCTGAACCCCCAGGCGGTCAGGCACGCTCGCAGCGGAAGACTGAAGCAACAGATCGAACACCGTCGCGTTGTCGTCGAGGTCTCGGGGGTCGGTCGAAGGGACCGGATTCATCGTATTGTAATTACTCATGGCTGCGGCCAGTCCTCGTTAATTGCGGTGTCCATGGCTTCGATGTAGACCTGCCAAGGGTTCAAAGGCCACTCGCGATTCATCGCGTAATCAAAGATGTCAGCGTACAAAATGTAATCAGGCAATATCTCGGCCCACCCTGGATCTAGCAAAGGTCTATTCCTTACTTCACAAGTTACGCTATAGCGCCAAAGGAATTTACCTGTTAGCTCTCCTCCAACCGGTGTCTCAGTGAACCGTACCTCTTGATCTTCGAAGCCCAAAGGCGTCAGGACGTTCAGCGTGAACCATCCTGCGCCTACAACCTGCGCAGCCCAAGCCTCGAACAGCGACGCCTGCGGCGAAGTCATCGTCCAGCGTAGCGAAACCATGGTCGGAACGTTGCGGAATTCAATCCGCTGGCGCGCCCGTCCGCTGTCCATCGGAGTGCGGCGGATGTTATTGACCGGCGTAAACCCGTAACTCTCGCGCAGTGGGCACGGCAGCCCTTCCGGGTAGGCTGGAATCGGCATCAGCGGCCCGCCGTCTGCAAACCGAACTTACGGTTCATCGCGTCAGCGGTGCGCCCATCGCCCAGCAAGTCCGCTACGAAAACATCGATCATCTTCTCCCCCTGGTCGCCAGTCCGCTCTTCCGATTGTCCGGCGCGCGATGCGTCTTCGATCAAGTTTACCGTAGTGTTGCCTGTTCCGGTTGGGGATTTGATGTCGTTCAAGGTTTTGTCCAGTTTGGCGCTGGTCTGAGCGGTGGTAACGCGTTCCCCTTTCTGTAGGAGCCAAGTGCCTGTCTGCGGTACGGCGTCGATACCGTCGTGCGCCATGCCGGCCAGCGCTACGCCTTCTGCCACTGCTGTAGTGGAGAGGATGGCGGCAGTAGCGGGAATGGCCGCGCCGCCTAAAGTGGCGATAGAAGCCAAAGCAGCCGCGGGAGCGTAGGCGGTGGCGATAGCCGTACCGGTGATACCGGCTTGGGCGATAGACGCCGCGGATGCGGTAGAGCCTACCAAGAGCTGCACGGCTTGGTACACGAGCCACTGAGCCGCCATCTTGACCAGGGCGCCTACCACGGCTTGCACCATGGTTCTTCCGAGATCCGAGAACGCTTCCCCTACCGACTTAGTGCCGTCAAGGATCGACATGAAGCTTTCCGCTAGGCCGTCGCTCAGAGTGTCAAGCGTACCGGTGACCATTTCTGCAGCTTGCGCACTGAAGTTTGTAGCCTCCTCAGCCCAGTTTGCCCAACCTTCGGACGCGCCGAGGAAGAACGAACCCTGCGCTTCATCCAGTTGGTTGTAGTAGTCCTGCTGCATCACTAGGCGCGATGCCAGGTTCTCCTCGAGGATCGCAGTCTCTTGGGTGTAAAGATCTTCGCTGATTTGTCCGGTGTTGAACTGCTTGTTCAGTTTGTCGACTTCGGACTGATATTCCTTACGGATCGCCAGGTCTTCTTTCAGACGTTCGCGCAGCTTCTCGCCGGAGCCGAGTCCTGCCAGTTGCGAGTCTAGGCCTTCCTGTGCGGTGCTGAGCTTCGACGCTTGGTTCTCCTGGAACGCAGCGAGCTTGCCTGCTTCGGCTGTCGCCTGTTTGCGTGCCGCGACTTCCTGCTCCAAAGCCACGTTGCGCTTCAACTGCGCTGTGATCAGCGCTTCGCTGGCGAGCAGCGACTTCTGGTCAGCGGTCTGAATCTGTTTCGACTTGATGTCGGCAATTTCTTGCTGGAACTTCGCGAGAGCCTGCGCCTGAACGCCGAGCTTCTCGTTAGTCTCCGATTGGAGCTGAAGCGCTGCGGCTTGCTGCCGCAAGCTGTCAAGCATCTTCTGGCCGGCATCTTCACGAACAGCTTTCGGCGCTGCTACTTTATCCGCTTTGAATTGTTCCTCAGCGGCTTTGCGCAACTGGGCGATTTGAGCTTCGCTGTACTGCACACCGCGAGCTGCGGCCGCCGCGACCTGTTTGTCAATCTCCGCGAAACGCTTGGCGAGCTTGTCAGTCTTAGGCGCCGTTTCGTCTAGGGATTTGTTCAGGGCTTCGACAGCCGCGATGCCTCGGCGGTCTTTAGCGGCGGCGTCTTCTTGTGCGGCGATACGTTTACGTTTTTCTTCTTCCTCCACCAGCCCATCAGTAATCTGCTTCTGAATCTCAGCCTCACCATTACGTCCAGCGCCGCGAGAACCGGTTCCTAGACGACGCGCATTCTCTAGGGCTTCCTGCAGGTCTGCCATTTTCTCTTCAAAGGTCGCTTCGCGGCCGATATCGAGGATCGCGTCCCACGCGCCTTTGGCGACGTTCTTAACAGTCAGCCATGCGGATTCAACGTACCCGAGGTCTTCGCGGATCTTTTCCGCACGGCGTGTCAACGCTTCGGCGTATGTCTGTTCGGCTAGGGAGGCTGCCCCCTGTGCATCGCCTTGGCGCTGCAAGGCTTCGATCTGCGCGTAGGTCGACGTGGTTAGGAAGTTCATCGAGTCGTTCAACTCGCGAATTGCCTTAACCGGATCCTTAGCGATCTTCTCAAAGTCCTTGACAGTTTCTTCAGCCGCTTTGCCTGTGGCTTCCTGCATCTTCAGAGCGGCAATGGCGATCGCGTCGAACGAGGACGCGGGGATCTTACCGGAGGCCGCCAGTTGCGCGAGCACAGCCGCAGCGGCGCCGATGGTGCCGACGGACTGGCTGACGCTCTGCGCCAGCGTAGCGAGATGATCGGAGCTTGTGCCTGCTGCGTTGCCGCTTAGCGTTAGCGCCTTCTCGAATGCTGTAGCTTCGTCGCTGCCTTGCTTATAGGCAACGGTCAGCGCGACGGCAGCGGCAGCAGCTAAGGTGAAGGGGTTGATCAGCCCGAGAACGTAACCTCCAAGCGCTTTGGCCGCAGGGCCGATGCCTCCGAACATGTCCTTAAGCTGGCCGCCTTGCTGCAGGAAGACAGTAAGCGGGTTTTGACCGGCTGCCAGGGAAGTGGCAATGTCGGTAAACTGGGCAGGAACCCCGCGAAGGTTCGCGGCCAGTTGCTTGGCGGTTAAACCGTTGGCGTCGAATTGCTTGCCGTTCTTGGCTAGCACACCGTTAGTGGATTCAACGGCCTTGCGGGTCTCGTTCAGCTTGGCGAGGTAGACGTTGTAGTCTTCGGTCGGGAGGCGACCTGCGTCACGGTGCGCCTTGAGCTGCTGCTCCATCTTGTCGAGGCGGGAATACGCAGCGACTGTAGGGTCGATCTGACCGACCAAACGATCCAGGGATTCGCCTTGCTTCTTGGCTTCGCGCGTGGCCGATGCCAAAGCACGTTCGGCCTGATTCATACCGCGTTCGAAACCGGCGGTATTTGCAACGAGATCCAGCGTCAGCTGGCCCAGCGAGGCGGTGGCGATGGCTAAGGCCTCCTAGAAGCTTGCAAGACACGCAAGAAGTCTTGCGGCGTGGCGTATCTGAGTTCGTCGTCCGATTCCCGATTAGGGATGAAATCCGCGACCTTTACCTTCTTGTTTCCCATCAGCTGCGCGCCTGTGGTGCAGATCAGCGCGGCAGCCTGCTCGATGCGTTCCGCGATGTTCAGGCCCCCGTGGCGCTGCATGTACCGAGCCCATTGCCGCGCTTCGACCAGTGACATGTTCTGTTGGGCTTCGGCGATCGTTCGACCGCCTATGCCGTTCATAACTAGTTCGAACCAGAGGTCTTCCGGGGGCTCGTCTTTGCTGATTGTGCTTCGTTAACCGCGGTGATCAGCGCCAGGAACAGCGTATCGCACATCGCGCCGCGGCCTTCGATACCGGTCGTACCGAGAATGTCGGCCGTAGTGAAGATCGGACCTCCCTCCTCGTCGCACACCATGGTCGCAATCCGTGCGGCCAGGTGCTCCTGGTTGCCCTCGGCAGCCTTCCACGTATTGGTGATCGTGTGGTAAGACGCAAGGCGCACACAGATATCGGCGGTCAGCTCTTCGCCTTCCGTGTTGTGCCATTTGATTTGGCGCTTCACGAAAGGTTCTTTGACGAACGCGCCTTGCGCTACCAAGTCTTTAAGATTCAGGCCCATGGGTTAGCTCGACGACTTAGGAACGAGGACTGGTTCGCCGGACACCTGAATGCCGACAGTGGAAGTGACCATCGCATTCAGCGCGAAGGTGAAAGGGAAGCTGTTCATGTAGCCTTCGAACGCGATCCAGCTACGTGTCGGGGGCAGAACGAACTCCGGGTCGCCGCTACTATCAGTGCCGGTGGTTGGCGCGACGGTGTCGTCAGAGAAACCGATAACCCATTGCAAAGTTACACCGGCTGTCTTCAACTGGTGCAGACGAACCTGATTTACGTCAGAGGGGTCAAACTGCAGGCCGAAAGTAGCAGCGCCTGGAGTGGCTAGGCCGGCTTCGTATTTACGGGCCAGGTCGTTCAGGCAGGTCGTTTCGATCTGATCAATGGCGGTATCGATACCGTCAATCGAAGTGACGCAACCCACGTCCAGCAAATCGCCGGTATCGGGGTCGATCGTGTAGAGATCGGTTCCTTGTGACTTGATGGTCATGGGTGAAGCCTCGTCGAAGTAATGAACGTTCGGCGGAAGCATACCATGTGGCGGGGGTTTCGCAAATTAGCGATTGACGATCCAATCGAGGTGGAATGTCGTACGGTAAAGGCCGGTCTCCGTGTCCCTCATGTTCCCCGCGTAGAAGGTTATGTAGCTCTGCAATTCCACGGCGTAACGGATGGCTTTCGCGATCTCGGTACTAGAGGATTGGGTGGGAGCGTAAGCGTCGACCTGGAGGCTGATTTGATCAGCGTCGGGGCGGCAGTTCAACATGTTATACGGGTCGCCGCCGATCCATTGGTAAACCACGTATGGTTTGGTTACCTGTTGCGGGGCGACCCCAAAAGGATAAATCCGTGGCTCCGGCGATCCGAGCAGGGTTAGTACCGTTGGGTCGGCTTTGCATACTGTGTAGAAAGGTACGTCCAAGGTCAGTCCCCTATCTTCAAAAGCTCGAATCTAGCGCTGGAAATAAACTCGCGGAATACCGCTTCTCTATTCTGCGACAAAGCGTTTTGCATGAAGGGCTGCGCTCTCATGCGTGAGTTACCTAGGGTTATCCACCACCAATAATAGGTGTTGCCGCCGCGCTGCCCGCGCTTTGTCTTGCGAACGCCTACCGACACTTTGGTCGATCCAGTTTCCGCGAAATACTTCGTATCTTCTATCAATGCGATGTTTTTCGAGATGTCAGGAACTGTGCGAGGGTCATCGATCGCGCTGGCACGTTGGATAGCGTCCTTAAGCACAATGTCCATGGCGTCTTTCGCGGCGGGTACGACTATCTTTCGCTGCATTTCCTGGCTAAGCGTTTTGAACCGAGCAGAGAGTGCCTCGGTCCCGGTCAGCTTGTATGTGATCCAATCGGCCATGGCTGCGCTCGCTACGCGATCATTTCAGGGGGCATCTTAGCACCTTTCGCGTAATTATCTTCGGCCCACAACGGTTGCAGGTTAGAGAAATGGCAAAGGGCCTCAATCTCCTCGGCGGTGGACGCTGAAGCTAAAGGTATCCTGTGGTCTATATGCCATTCGGTTCCGCGGTTACCCCAAGACATGCCGGGAGAAAATTGCCGTTCTAAATGGGCGCGAAGTTCTACGTAACTGCAGCCGATCATTTTAGCAGTTGGGGATTCCTTCCGAATTCTCTTAGCAGAAAAAGCCATGAGGATACGGGCTCGACACAAAGTCTCCAAGGCATAGATCGGGTCTTGGCGATAGCGGCGTTTCCGGTACTCAGATTCAGTTTTCGCGCGCCTCTCGGAGTTAACGGCCTTCCATTCTTTCGTCTTCTGTCTGAAGAAGTCAGGTCTTTCAGCATATCGCTCTTTATGTTTCGCGCTGTAATGCTCCGGCTTTTTAGCATAGGCAGCTTTCTTCGCCGCAGAGACCTTTTCGGGATTCGCCGCACGATACTCGGCCATCTGCGCTAAGCGCTTTTCTCTGTTCCGCTGATAGTCTTCAGATTTCTTCGCGGTGAAACAAGGTCGGCACCAGAAATGCAAGCCATCTTTTGTTGATTTGCGCGGAGGGTATTCAGTAAGGGGTTTTTCGGTTTTGCAGAGGGTACAGGTCTTCATTCAGATGCTCTCAAGTCGGAGGCGGGTCAGTCGTTTGGTGTTGCGCGGAAGGCAGTGACTAAGCTGCTCTTCGGATGGCCGTCCTATCCGCGAACCAAGTGTAACTAAATCGTAGGCAAAAGAAAACCCGCCTAAGCGGGTTCCCGTACTGCACCGAAAGATTTGGGCTTCTACGAGAGGCCTATCGGTTAATGGTTATCAGGATAACCTTTTAAATGCAAACGATGTAATGCCCTCACGGCCCAAATCCGTCTCGGCGTGGTTGAGCTCCATCAGTAAGAATCCCTGCTCTTCAACCCAGTTTATCAATCCTTGCAGGGACCAGTAAAAAATATGCTCGCCAGGTTTGTAGTGTTTCGAAGCTAGCCACTCTTCCGCAGAGTCGCACAACGGCAGCGAAACGAAGAACCAGTCGTCTACCTGGGCGAGAAGCTTCTCGGGCTCCGGGATGTGCTCCAAGCTATCCCAACACGTGGCGTGCGAAACCCTTTCAGTGTAAGGGTCTTTGTAGGAGCCGGTTTGCTTCAACCACTCTACCGCTTCGCTGCTCACGTCGTAGCCATCGCCCCACGACTCTTTAACGTAGCGTCCGCCGCCGATGCCGATATCCACACCGAGGGAAGCCTTTGTGTACTTCTCGACCAGTTCCAATCGGGCTTTGGTCAGCAAGCCGCCCATCGGCGTTTCGTCTAGCTTCTGGTAATGGGCGAAATACTCGCCGCTGTAGGTCATCGGCGGCGAGCTGTGCCACCCGTAGCCCTTCTCAGGGCTCCAAACGAAGGTGTCGGTCAGCCCACTGGGCAAGCTTTGAGTCATAATCGGAAATCCTCTTGTCGCAGTTGTGTTGTTTGAGGCGGCAGCGACAAAAGTTGTCAGGAACCGCAAACGTAATTGTACTACCGGCCGGGCAAATTAGCTCCGGCGCGTTGAATCCGCCCTGTCCGCCACAGATAATCCATGCAGGAACCCTGGCCGCTAGCGCAGCCGGGACCAACCAGCCGATGCCGCCGATCACCGCCGAGGCATTCGCAACGAGCGACAGGAGTTGTTCGACCGGCAGTTCGCCTTTGTGGTAGCGCTTGTCAGCAGGATAATCAGCTGGCCCTACCAACCACTCTTGGCCCTCTACCAAGTCCGCTACGGATATGACCCTATAGCCTCGTAGTCGCGCTTCCCAAACCCCGCGGTAGATGTACTCCGGATCAGGGTTCCGGGTATCGGCACGCCACTCGCTACGCACTGTAGCTGGCCGCACGACGACGTACCTACCCTGCTCGGGTGATGGGGGAAGCGGCGGTAAATCGAACGCACCTGGGGCAACGCCGAAGCAGGCCGCCATGCCGGAGATGATGCCTTCGGCGCCGTAGCGGATCTGGCGGGTAGGTTGGCGCGTCGGCGGCATTACCCAATCGGCATGGCGCGCGATGTTCTTCGCCTGGGTGCGCAGCGTGGTTTGCGGACGGATGAAGTGGACTCCGGGAATGTCTGAATAAATTTCCGGCCAGGGGGTGTCGAGGTAGACCGGCTTCGGTAGCGCTTTTATGAAAGGGCGCTGAAACAAGTTGTCTCCGAGGCCTTTCATTGAATGGATGATCATCCTTTTATCTCTATTTTAGTCCCGTGATGAACGATGAAATCCACGAACGACTCTGGAAATTCACTTCTGCCGGCGACCGCAAATATGAAAGCAGCGCAATGCGCTAATGGTATTACCCACCATTTAAGCGTTATTTCGGCGGTAATTTCTGATAGGGCCATGGTGTGGTCTCCACTTAAAAAGAAGCCCGCTCGAAGGCGGGCGAAGGGTCGCACGGAGAATTCTTGGGGTCCCGCATGTGCGGGCTGCGACGGGCAAACTTCTCTAGACTTGCCATGCTTTCGCGGTCGGCGGCGTTGGTTGATCAAGGTGGCGGGCCAGATGTGCACTGCGCAAGAGACCGTTGTGCACCCACGGCCTAAACAGACTCAGAATCGAATGTGCTTAGGTTGATCTCTCTGATAGCCAGTTATTCCCCGCCTGGGGCTAATCCGCGGGACTCCTAAGAGTTTCGACCTACCGGTCTCATCAGCCGCGTTAAGCAAACTCTAGTCACTCGCATCACAAGTGTCAACAACCTTTTGCAACTCTTTTTCCAACATGCCTAAACGGTACGCAGTCAGCGCCGTGTCACGCGAACAATTCACTACGCGTTCACGCTGTGCCAACCGGCAATGCTGCTTGCTCCACTTCCTGCAAAGCTCTTCCGTCGGGTTCTTCGTGTCTCGATGATCACCGTGCCAGTGCGTACCGCCTTGCACCGTGCAGTCGTACCCAAGAAGCAGTACGCGTTCGGCGCCTAGCTGAAAGGCCAGTTCGATCGCGCGTAGTCCACTGTTATATTCACCATAAGCAGTATGCAGGTTCAGAGCGTGCTTTGCAGACGCCTGGCGGGTGCACGTCCATCGCTTCGGACCTTCTGGAAGACCTCCCACGTTCGCATCCCACCATGCGAGATCACCTGCGTAAAGATGATCGCACCACGGGGCTAGCTGCCAGGAGTTGTTCACAGCGATTGTAGGGAGGCCGGCGGCGCGGACCAGTTCGCAGTCGTGCGCGTTGAGGCTCGGGCCGGAGGCGATGCAGACGAAAATATTAGAGAGGCTCAACCGTAACGTTCTCAAGAAAAATCGTCTCAGTAATCAATTTTCCGTTTTCTACTTTCATAGGATCAAATGAACAAACGCATTCTCCCGTTTCTGTATCTACCCGGATAACCATTCGATCAACTTCTACGCCATTCGAGAAAACCTTTCCGCGATCGCCTTTATCTGCGTCATAAATCATGGTCTAGCCCTCATTGACGCCCCGTGAGCACGGAGCAGAAACATAGTCGCGCCCGCTTTCCTGATCCGGCAGCCACGCGTGAACGTTGTAGATGTCGCCATTGTGCAAAATTCGTTGCTTGGCGTTCAGGCCGGGGCGCTGGCGGATCACGATGCGCGCGATGATCTCGGATTGAATCGCCGCAGCGGCCAGGAATTCACGCCCGCTGGCCGGAGCAATGCGCGCCGGGACGTTCTCGAAGACGGTTACCCAAGCTTCGGTGAAGCTGCCCGTGTCAGGATCGCGGACTTCTACCCAGTCTTGGATGTCCACCCGGTGGCGGTACTGGCCGGCGCGACTCATGGGCGTTCCTCGACGATCAAAGTGTAGACGCCGGACGACGCGCCGGAGACCCCGGTCAGCTTAGAGACGACCAGGTAGTAGGTATCGAACAACAGGCCTCGCTCGCCGAAGGAGCTTTCGCCGACGGTCGATTGCTGCGCGGTGGCCCCCGCCGTCCTTACCCGAATCGTCTCGACGGATGGGGCAGACGGCGTAAATGTTCCGCCGGTAGAAACCGTTGCCTGGAACACGTAAGCAGGTTTCTCATCCATGAAGTTGACTGAGTACATGAGCACCGGAGTGCTGAACGTTCCTCCTTCGGTACCCTGGCCCGTACGGTATGCGCGCAGAGCTACGCCACCCTCGTCAACCGCGAGCTGTTGGTGATGGATGATGAAATTAACCGGAACCGTGACCTTGAACACTAGGGGCGTAGCATCAAGCCCCGTAAATTCGTAAGACAGTCGCCACATGTGACGGGAGAAAAACCCGGTCTGTCCGCTATCGACACGAAGGCGACGGCTTTCCCCCGTACCCCCGTCGGTGAGCAGATCAAATGGAGGCTCAGCGACAACGCGTTCCGAGAACGTGCCGTCCTGCATGTCTATTATTTTTCGGAGGAAGCCCCCAAATACGCGCGCGAATCGGTCTGCCATGGCCGTTACCTCAGTGCTGGATCGCGAAGTGGGTACAGCAGCGCAGTAACGGGTTTCGGGAGATAGCCTTGCGCAAACGCTTGATCGGGGTTCTCGTCCCGGTCTTTGTAGAGGAAGCCTAGCATCAGCAACACCGCGGCCTGCACCTCATACTTCACGACCTTATCGTCGGAGCTATCGACGACGTATGTCGGATCGCCCGAACTGTCAAGAATCGGATCGTCATTACTGTCGCGCTCGACCTCATACGGACTGGCCGACTTCAGGTAGTTCTTCACCGCGCCGGATGCCGCGCCGATATACGCCGTGATCAACACGTCGTCAAGGTCGTGATCCATGTTCAGATGCTGCTTCCCCCTTTCGAGGGTGACGTACATCATATCTTGACCCCTTTCGCCGGGTCGAAGGTGCTCGCATTCTCGCGAAGGTCTTTGCCGTTACGTCCTGCCTTCACGCAAAGTGTCCACGCGTCGCTAGAGCCTGGCTTGTCGGTGTTCTCCGCTTTGGTCGAGGTCCACTGGCTACCGGCCCATGTGACGTTGTCGTGAGCGTCGTAGGCTTCGCCATCCTTGTGCACGCCTTTGTAAATTTGAATCGGCAGCGCGAACTTCTGCGCGACTTCCTGACCGCTGGACTTCATCAGCTTCACCGAAAACTCCCGGTCACCGTCCTGCGTGATGCTCACACCGTCGATACCGTCCACGATACATTCCCAGCCGCGCATCCCGTGAGTGCGCTCATAAGACTTCCACAGGCCACCACGGTGCGCAGCGTAAGTGCCGCGGGGATACTGTTTCGCTTCCTCGATCGCTGGCAGGATCTCTACGTCGATCGCGTCGCGTCCGTCTTCAGCCTGGCGCACTTCAGGAACGACGATCAGGTCAGCAGCGGAACGTGCCAGAGCTTGAAGGTCCACAGGATCAGCATCTTTGCCGGGAATCGGTTCAGGAACGTCGACGAGCTTCGCCGCTTCGGCAGCGAGCAAAGCTATGTCGATAGTAGGCAACTGGACGAACTCAGCGGCGGCCTTCGCCAACGCTTCCAGGTCGACCGGATCAGCGTCTTTGCCATCCTTCACTTCCGGTAGCACGACGAGCGCCGCGGCGGATTGAGCCAATGCTTCCAGGTCGACCTTTTCAGGCTCTACCGGCATTGGCCGGTCGGCTAAGCACTTGCGCAGGTCGGCCAGTTCGAGATTAAGCGGTGCAACAGCCTTGGCCACCGCTGCGGCGATAACCGGCGCGAGGAATTCGGCTTGCGCTTCAAGTTCACGCAGGTTCATTAGCGAGCCTCTTTTCGATCAGCAGAGCGAGCATTTTCGCGCTGTCTTGGATTTGTTCGTCGGTTGGTTCTTCCGGTGAGGCCTCGGGCGTAGCTGCGGGCTGCGCCGTGCCGAATGGGTCTCCAGATTCACTACGTTTAGCGAGATCTTGGAGGCTAAAATTCTGCTGCTGTAGGTATGGTTGGGCGCCTCCGGTAACCGGGCCTAGACTCATCCGATACCGCGCTTCGTTCGGAGCCATAATGCCTGCTCCTACCGCTGTTTTCAGCGTATCCACAAGTTTACCCATATCCATTCGCAGCAAGCCGTCAAGATCAAGCTCTACACCATAGCGGTCTGGCAGGGCGAGCCCATCGTCCATGCAGGCTTCGTACTCCTCTACTAGAACCTGGATGCAATCAGAGTAGTACTTCTGGTTTTCCTGTTCGGCAGTTACACCATTCGCTGCGGTTGTTACACCTACCTTGGAAGCCGGGACGTGAAACGCCGTGCAGATCATTTCCGCGGTCAGCTTGAACTGCTCGATCAACTGCGAATCTGTGGCCGACATCTTCATCTGCTGGAACTTCAGATCGTCACCGACCACGGCTACACGTCCGGCGTTCTCGCCAGTGTAGTTCGAATCCCAATGCGCTTTCAGGCGTGCTGCAGTCTCATCGCTGATGGCGCCCGGGGCACTCAGGATGCCGCCAGGGCGTGCGCCGTTAGCGAAGAAGGTCGAGCTATCATTCTGCATCTTCAACGACTGGCACGCGGCTTGCGCGGCGGCGTAGAGCGGGCTCACACCGACCAGGGGGTGAAACAAGCAGTTCATCCGGTCGTGAATGATCTCCGACGCTGGAACGGTAACCCCGTCACCTACTCTGCTCAGGTTGTCGTTGCTCAACTGGTAGTAAATCGAGCCATCAGCAGCAACCAGAGGAAGTACGCGGCAAGGGTCTAGCAAGTAGATGGACGTTACGACACCGCGCTGATCGCGTTGCTTCAACCCGTAGGAGTTGCCGCTGATCAGCTTGGAAGTCTGCCACCACTGCTTAAACTGGATATGGTTCTGGTAGTTGTTCGGCTTCTTGAGGACCGGAGAGAACGCCGGACTAGACGTTTCTTTCCAGATCCCGTCCGCGTCCAGGAGCATCAAGCGTTGGCGCAACTTGCCGATATCATTCGCGATAAGCGTAATGCAGGCGTACACAGCGTAATGCGCCAGGACCGTTTCATTGGTCCACGTGTCGTTCTTCTGCCATGCGCCGGAATACGGCTCTTTGATCATCGGCCACCAACCGCCCATGCCCGTACCGGGCGGCGACATCGGCGCACGCTTGAAGCTCAGGGTCAGTTCTCGGCCGAATAGACGCATCGTTTACACCTGCACGGCGATAAAGGCTTCAACATCTGACTTCTTGATGCGCCCGTCTTTACCCGTGCCGATAACTTTCGTCAGATCGACATTATTGTCCGCCGCGAATTCAGCGATAGCTTCGGATACCAACGGTTCTTCAGGTTCTGGAGACCTGGCCGGAGCAGTGGTAAGCATCCGGGTTTCGTAAGTGCCGTGGCCCAACTTGCGCAAGGTTTCTGCGTATCGTAAAGCCATGGGAACCCGTTTCCCGCCTTTGCTGTAAATGAATTCGACTTTGCTCATGCGGGAAACCCCTTAAATTTAACGGGAGTGTATCACAAGCCTAGCGCTGCGGAATAAGCAGCTTGCGCGTAGCCTGCGAGTGTGCGGTAGCCCGTTATTGTTGGGTGCGTATTATCTTGGGTGTCGTATCCGATCCAAGTACTGGTGTCAATCCAGATAACATCGGGGTCGGCCAGGGTGGTTACGACGGATTCCAGTTCGACGTTATAGATCTCTCTCGTGTCGGAGCCGTCCGGCGTTGGCAGGATACCCCGACAAAGGATTTTGCCGTATCCCTTCGCTTGCAGCTTATTGATGCAGGACAGGTAATCAGCTTTCTTCGTCTCGTCGATCCCGCCGGCTGCACTGTTGCCGCCGATGGACAAGACCGCCACGTCGGCAGCGCTGACAGTGAGAAGTGGCAGCGTGTTGTCAAGCATCGTCTTGCAGCCCGCAATTGTCTGTCCGGCGACACCGATAGTCGTGCCCGTCGCCCCGAGAGCTGCGGCTACGGACATCATTTCCGAATCTACAGCTGTAGCGCCGGGGCCCGCGCCAGCGACGATGGAGTCGCCAAAGATGTGGAACTTCCAAGTGGAGCCGATGTTTAGCAGTGTCGCGTTACCAGACACGGCGAAGTGCCCGCCTGTGTTTCGGATATTCCCACTGTCCCAAACGTTATACGTGGCCGTCGAACCGTCGCACGGCACGCGGATTGCTCGAACTGGACTGTCGTTCTCATCTGCAATTGAATAGAACGTGGGTGCGCCACCGTTCTTACTAACGCCAATTTTCCGTATACCGTTTACGGCCACTGTGAGGCGAGTGAAAGCACCGCGCAGCTTCACAGAACCAACGTTAGAGCCGTAGACAGTTCCTGATGGTGCCTGTAGAGGCGGCGTGTAGGTAGCGTTGTTCGGTGCCAAGGCACCAGCGAAGACACCGGTAGAGGAGTTCGCACCGTCCTGCACCCAGTTGGTGGAAGGGTTTAGCGCCGGTGGTTGGCCTGTGACTTCTAGCACGTTGCCTGTAGCAGCGATATAGGGCGCATCGCCCATTTGCACGACCCAACGCACTTCGACGAACCTTACGGCATGGGAAAGCCCTGTGAATAGGGTGTATATCGAACCGGCCCTGGCAGCATTGGTGAACGCGCTACCGTCAAGCGCCACCTGCATCGATCCGTCGTTGTCGCCGAAGTCGGAAGGCGCTGTGAATTTGGCTTCGTTGCCGGTGATAAAGCCGGACCACAACGTAAGCGCGCCGCGGGCGTAGACCCTGGCAACGTTCTTTGTTGTGCTGAGAGATCCGCTGAAACCCGGTACGAACTGCGCCGACGTGAAATTAACTGTCGTAGGGTCGGGCAACGGAACCGGTTGATTCCCTGCACCTAGTAATCCTGTTTTCTGAATGAATTCGATCATGAAAATTCCTCTAAAGAAAAGGGCCCGAAGGCCCTTTCCAATTTCACTCAGCGTAGCGCATTAAGCGCCGGTGCCCCAGTTCACGTCGGTGAGGTAGGAGACTGCACTGGCACGACGACGCTGCCAGTTGATGAAGCGCTCGGCGAGGAACGCCGTGCTGTTGGTCTGGAACATCGACACCATAGTGGTAGGGGTACCGGTGGCGCTGTTGTTGGTTGGGTTGTCCAGCATCTGCAAACTGGCTTCCCGCGAAGCGTCGATGGTCACCTGACCGTCATCGGCCAGCCAGATGTCGGAAGCATTCAGCAGAACCACCATGCCGCCGCCCGAATCAACAGGCAGATAATCCGAAACGATCACAGGAACGCCCATGAACGTGCCGCCGTTCAGGGTCAGGCCGGGGAACTCGGATTGACCGAGCGGGTTCTGCATCATGCTCAGCGCCAGCGCGGTGGTCGAATCCATCAGGTACACAGCGTTACGCGGAGCGTTACGTGCGGCTATGAACGGGGCCCACAGTGCGGCGACGTCGGCGCGGATGTCTTCGGCAGTGTTGCCACTCGAAGTGATGCCGGCGATGCCGTTGGTGATCGAAGCGGGCGACACGTTGGCTACAGCGGCCTTAGCCGGGTCCACGAAGTCGATGTCGGCGCGCTCGATTACCGCAGCGGCCAGGCCGTCACGGACGAGGCGTTCAGCAGACGGATCGCTGAAGCGGATCAGTTCGTTGGTCAACACCGCGATAGTCGCGATTTTGTTCCAGCGCAGTTCGGTGTCGTTGAAGTCGAACGCGGTCAGAGGCTTCGGCGCGCCTTCACCTACCCAGTACGCCTGGCCGCCAGTGGTCTGGCCTGCGATGCGCACGTTGAACGGGATGCGGTTCAGCGATGGGATGCCACCGGTGCCGAACTGGCCGAGGATGGTGCGAGGACGCAGATACTCGACGAAATCGCCGGCGAAGTTCTGGTAATCGACCAGGGGGGCCGCCCAAGTAGCGTCCAGGGTGGTGCCGGCTTCGACGGTGGCTTTCATCAGGCCTTGCATTTTCTGGCCGCGTGCTTCCAGCTCCAGGGTTTTTACCATGCCTTCGTGCTGTGGATACTTCGACTTCGCGATCTCAACCGCCATGGCGGGGTTGTTCTGCGAAGCCATTTTGCACATGGCATAACGGGCGAACAGAATCCCCGGCTCCAGTTTCTCGGTGTTTTTGGCGAGAAGAGGAGCGCGCTCGCGGGATTTGGTCACGTCCTGAACAGGCGCAGCCTTTTCGACATTGGCCTTTTCCAGCACTTCGAGGCGCGTGATATGGACTTCGGCGGCCTTCAGTTCGTCGGTGATGGTGTCGAACTCTTCCGACTCGGCTTCGTCCAGGGTGCGACCTTCGGCGGCTTCCATCAGTTCTTTTTGGCGTGCGGACTTCTGCACCATGGTGTCCTTAAAGGACTTGATTTGCTCTGCAAAATTCATGTCTTGGCCCTCCTCGGGCTTCGGCTTAGCGGGTAGTTTTTTCGTAACGGTTGCCGAAGCGCCGGCAGGTTTATCAAGCCGAACAACGGTGAACTCCTTTTTGCCTGACGCGGCAGGTGCTCCAATGTCGAACGCTTTGATACTGGTAATTGTCGCTTCGGCATTGGCCGGGATAGTTACGAGCGACAATTCATAAACTTCAGTTTTCAGGAAGCGAGTACCCCAACTTCCTTTGATCGGTTCCGAACCCATATCGCGAAATCCGATTGACACCGCGCGAACTAGGCCGGCTTTAACCGACTGCCAAGCCTCTTCGATGCGGTTGAACAAACCTACCGGTTCGGTTACTTCGGCGAATGTGGCGGTAAAAGGTACGCCTTTCGCAGTAGGCTTGCCGAACTCTACCAGGCCCACCGGTTGCTGGTGGTCGTGCTGCCACAGGAGCGGGAGAGGGTTTTTGTATTGGACGCCGAGCGGTTCTACAACGTCACCGACGCGATCCACGCCTGGAGTTGTCGCCCACCCGGTGATGGTCCGCGTTTCAGCGTTGACCGCTTTTACGTCTAGAACGCTATAGGCTCTGTTCATGTATACAGCTCCGGTAAATTACGCGCACTGTAACTCATAAAAACAGCATTTGAAACTTTTTGTGCGCGGCGGGCGGGTTAAGCGCCATCAGCGACACGGCGTTAAACAGCGCCATCACCGGGTCGATCTTGGCTGAGCCGGACGCGGCCTTGGTAATCAGGATCGAGTTTGCCCGCGGCTCGACGCGGCAATTGGAGACTGCCCAGTTCATCAGTGGTTGCACCGCGTGCTCCATGTCACCGGCCGCCAAGCGTCGTTCAGTCGTCTTGATAGCGCCGCCGAGCTTCCACCCCTGGCTGATGCCGACGATTTTGTCTTCAGGGATCTCACGCGCTACCAGTTCGTCGAAGATGGCGCCGATGCCTACTGGGTCGACACCTATTTTGTCCAGTAGTCCGGATTCATAAATCTGCTCGACGATGTCGCACACTTCCGTCACGTCGTCGCCGATGCGCTTCACGAGCACCAGGTCGCCATTATCGCTGAAGTCCTGCATCTTGGATGCTTCTTTCAGGTTCCGCTGCAGCGCGGAAGGGTGCGCCCACGCTTTAGACCACGAGAGCCACTTACCGCCGCCTGTCAGGCGCCCTACGATCGACAGACCTAGCAAGTCGTCCAGGCCGCCGCCGTCGATCCCTACGTCGATGACCTCGCACATTTCCATAATGAACTTCAGGTTTATCCGTTCGTTGTTCTGCGCCAACCAGTAATCCGCCGCAGCCCACCGGTCGGTGCGCAGCGCCATGCCGATTTCAATGTTCAGATACTTCGACAGAACGATCAGCATTTCGTGGGGGCCGGTCTCCTTGGCGCGACGAATCTCCCTAGCGATGAAGTCGATACTCGCTGACTTTCCTAGATTCGGATTCGTCATGTGGAAGTTAGCGGGGTCGAGATACGCTTCGCTTTCGATCATCGACTTGGGAAATTCGTACAGGATAGGCAGGAACTGTGGATCGTCGATTTCCCCGTCGCGGACTTTCCGAGCGTACATCAGCTTTGAGGCGAATACTCCTGCAGGCGGTTCATCAGACTGCGTCGTCAGATACAACACAAAACCTTCCGGCCGTGAAGCCAGGCCGCCGGTAGCTTCCACGAGCATTTTCGCAGCGTTCGGGTTTTTACCGAAAAGGTGGATCTCATCGACCAGGATAACCGCAGCCTTCTTGCCGCCGACGGTGTTCGTGTCCGCCGCTACGACTTTCAACGTCGCGCCCGTGCCGAGGTGCGTGATGGTCCGAATGTGATCCTGCACCTGCATCATACCGTCGAGGGTCGGATCTTTCTTCACCATGTCCCGTGCCGGGGCGAAGGCGTTGTCGGCCACTTCCTTGGTTGGCGCCAGGATGATGAACTCGGCCGACTGCCGCCAGTTCAGCTTCAGCACCGTGAGCATGATGCTCGCGGCTTCTGTCGACTTGGCGTTCTTCTTGCTGATCAGGACGAACGCTTCCCGGATTAGCTGAATGCCGGTCTCGGGATCGTAGGCCCCGAAAACAGCGTTAGCCACGTCTTCCGCCCACGTTGACCCGATGGCGCCGATTGTTTGTTGCCCGTCGCCCACGTCTACGATCTTGAGCTTGTGGCGGAACTCTCGGGCCTCCCTGGCCGATTCGGGAAACAGGGGCTCGAAAGGAATTAGGCTACGCCCCTCAATGATTCGCTGCTCCCAATCTGGGCAGGCAGTCGTATACGCAGGCGCTCCCATCAGTTAGGCACCGCTTTCAATGCTGGCGGTTTACGGGTGGCGTAAACGTCGCTCCCCGCTGCAGTTTCCTTAGCGCCGTCGGCCTTGGTTGCTTTCTTGCCTTTCTCCCCGATCTTGGCGTGCTGGAAAGGGAGCAAAGTTTTTGCCGCTTCCATCCGCCGGCCGAGAGGAATACGCGGATTTGCAACCACGGCTTCCAGGAACTCGAGCGAATCTTCTGTTTTCGGCAGGTCGTCGATTGGGTCTTCTTCAGGCTCTGGTTCGCTGTGCGTAACCTTTGGGCCGGCGGCTGGTGCGCCAGGGGTGGTGATACCGATAGCTGCTAGTGCTTCCACGATTGCAGGTTTCTTGCGCAGACGCGCGCCGGCCACGCGGGCGGTTTTCTCGCTAAGACCCGCAGCAATGGCCGCTTCCTCAGGCGTAGCGCCGCGCAACGTGGCGGCGAGGAACTTTTCGTCGGTGGGGTTGAGCATTTGTTACACCTCGTGTTTCGGTTGTTCAAAGCGTAACACGGTCAACAAAAGGCTGTAGGGGAATTAAATCTCTAAAAGGGGTCGGCGCGATCAGGGAGGGGGTGCCGATCCTGCACCAGGATAGCCCCCCGGTAGTGAGAGGAATTCGTATCTACCCGCAGAAAACGTAATGAAATCAGGTACTTGCGAGAACGCGTAAGCAACACGCACCATGTTAGTGCGCATTATTTGCGTAATATTTTGATGATATGAGAATGAATCTCAAGGATGGTTGCGACGAACGCGCAGCCGTTGCGGATTGGTAGGTGGTGTGGGGCTGGCCTGCTAGCACCCTTCAAATAGGCTGAAAGCCGCATGGCTAGCGGCTTGTAGGGTGGCCTGCGTGTGGTGTGCTTAGCCCTTTCGAGCTGCGCCGATGCCGCCATCTGCTGTCTTGATCCCGTGGCACGGCTTGCACAGGGGCTGCCAGTTACCAGCGCTGTCCCAAAACAGCGTCATGTCGCCACGGTGATCCTTGATGTGGTCGACCAAGGTAGCTTCAGTGACTCGGCCTTGCGCCTCGCACATCCTGCATAGTGGATGCTTGGCAAGGTAGGCGAGGCGGGCGCGTTGCCACTTCCCACCATAGCCACGCTGTGCAGTGGTCAGCCCTTCACGCCATGCGTCAGGGTTCAGCATCTGCACAGTCTGCGTGCTGACCTCCTTGGCGCGTGTGGGCTGCATGGTGACACGGGACTTAGCCATCAGCGTTCACGTGGTGGGCGTGCGTTAAGGCCGCAGCCGCCGATAGGTTGATACCCTTCACCTGGTTCACGCTGCCTAGCGTTGAGCGCCTGTGGTGCGATCTGAGCCTCGCTAACCTCAGGTGGCTCTCCTTGCTTGACCAGTGCCTCTAGCGCCACGCATACGCGCTCCAGCAAAGCCGAGGAGCTGTATTCAAGACGAGCATCAGCACCGTTCCCCAAGACCAGTGGTTCAACGCCCAGTGCTTCCGCTGTTGGGGTCAGGTACTCGGTCAGCTTGTTCGCCGTCTCCTGACTCAGATCGCACGGGTAGCGCAGTACCAGTAATCCGTTGCTTGAGTTCTTCGAATCGTTCATTGGCTAAGTCCAGTAGTCGTTTGAGTTTGGCCCGTCGCCGGGCGCACGCAGAGCATGCCATCATTTTGCTTCCTGAGAAAGGTTATCAGGATAATCCTTTTCGTAACCTGCGAACACCGACCAGCTAATGGCGTCTCGGCCAGGGTCGTTATCTGCATTACGCGCAATTCTTGCGGGTTTATCTAATCTGCAATTCTTGCGTCTTTCTTTGTGGCTTTTACTCGTTCTGCATTTCTTGCGCATTTGATTCGCTTTTGGCTCAGTTCCGTTACTCGGTTACTCGGTCTATAAAGACCGACCGAGTAAAACGAGTAATATCGGACTTACTCGGTTACTCGGTTTAGGGTAAAACGAGTACGACCGAGTAACCGAGTAAATTCCGTTACGCATCCGGCTTTACCGCGGAAACCAACCCGTTTTCCTCAAACACGTAATTATTGCCGATTAGCGCCGTCAAAGCCTCCTGGGCGCGGGTAGCACGCATGTCCTGTTTTGCGTTTTCCT